CTAAGCTCAATGCAGTTTGAATCCAGAAAGGGTAAACCCCATTGAGTGTGACATTAAACACATAGGTGTTGCCGCGAGCCAGAGTCAATGTTGGATTGTCTTGAAAATCAATTAGATACGCTACAGTGCCGTTGTTGGTCACACGATAATTCACAGTTTCTTTGGCGTTCTGCGCTACTTGGAATGTATAACTGCCTCCACGCACCACATCAATGGTAGGATTGTTTCCGGCTAGGCCAGAGAATGTGTAAACTCCATTTTCTCTGTTGACTACAAAATTGTCATTGACTGGTACTCCTATAGATTCAACATTCACGGCATCAGGGCCACCGGGCAACCAAAAGTATTGACTAAAGTTAATGAAGGCATCATAATCAACAAAAGGATCCCAAGTGTAGTATTCACTATTGTACAGTTGGTCAGCACGAGTTGCATCTCCGCCTTGAAATGCAATGGCATCATTTATTCCTGGGTAAGTGATGGCATTTTTGATATTTTGCGTGTCTGGTTCAAGACTGATAACTCCAGGCTCCAACTGATAGTCTTGTCTGACCTGATCTGGTTCTACCACATAACTATCGTTAGGGTTTACACCCGGGCCAACTGTGCGTCCAATAAACCCTTGTGTTTTCTTAAATTTAGGTTCTTGAACCATTTGGTCCAAGGTGGCAGCCAAGAACTGCTTGTTAACTGGAGTTCTAAAAATTTCTGGTAAAAAATCAACTGATCTAGTTCGTGCCATTAAATTACTCCACTGCCGGATGCAGTACGTAAATTCGTACTGGTCAATGCTTCAATCACATCAATATTCTCAATGGTAGCACCATTAGCAAAAATTTCGTTAGGCTGACTGCGAATTTCATACAAGTCTCCAAAACTTTTTTGTGGATCCAAGGGTACCAGCACAACTGAACTGATGATTGATCCTAATTGTCTGTGTAAGTATGCTGCCAGTTCACTGAAATAAAATGTATCACCAAAGTTCCATTTGTCAATTGAAAAATAATTGTTCATTTCTGCCAGCACTGAACTTTTGATTTCACTGGTGCTGGCAGTTGAATTCTGAGCACGTATAACTTTAATAGTGGCACGAAGTTCTTGGGCTGCTTTGGCACCAAACAATGGTTTGAAGATCACTGGATTGACCACAATATTATCTGAAATCATTTTGTAATCTTGCAGTGCTTGATAATCAGTTGATAACTGGTCAATGGTAGGTAGTACTGGTTGTGTGACAGTACCGGTGGTATCTCTCAGCCAATTTTGATACGCAGTATAGTACGATAGTGTGACCACATATAAGTCAATGATGTTGGTAGAGCCTGGGTCAATGCGATTGGTCAATGGACTGTTGTGACGATATTGGAAATACAGACTTTGTCTTCCTGTTTTGGCAATCCAGCCACTGACACTAACTATATTGCGAACACCAGTCACGCTGATACTGAGTTGATAAAATGCATCTTCATCATATGCATAAAATACCTGCCCAGGTGTCCATTCAGTTTTGGCCAATTCAATTTCGTCTAATGTACCATAGTCGTAGATCACAATACCTTCTTCAACCAACAAGTAACGTTGCAAGTTGTCAAAGTCCACAGTTTGTTGCAAAAACACATAAGGTCCAGCCATAGAAGCTGTGCCTACTATTTCATCAAAGAAATCAGGGTTGTCTGGAACACCATCATTGTCTGAGTCACGATAACTTACCAAAACTTGGAAGTCATCCACATAGCCGTCGCTTTCCACAGGTTGGCCAATGATGGTGGTATAAATGTCACCAGGCAAGGGTTCTGTTGAGTCTGGTTTGGTATTCACTGCCAGTACATTGATGAAGTCTTTGATAATAGTGCCTGTGCGACTGTCATAGATCAATTGATCTTCGTAGAAGAAAAATCGTGTTTGTAACACTGAACCAAAGTTGTAGCTCAAACCACGAAATGTAATGGTATAATTTTGATTTTGTACCACGAACTGTACCAGCCAAGATGCATCAAGATTGGTACCTGATGTATTGCCAGCATACTGTTGGCTCCAAGCCGCTGGATTACTTTGACTATATGCATCAAGATTGGTACTGGTTATAAGATACCAGGTATAAGGGGTGCCAGTTATAGCACCATTGCTGTCATAGCCCAATCCAAAATTACGATACAACAAAATTTGTTCAGCCATGGCTTGTTCAATTTCATTGGGAAGGTCCGTGACAAACAACGGAATAATAGTATCCACAATAGCGCCAGATGGCACAAAGTTGTTGATTGTGACAGGGCCAGCACCTGAACTCAAGTTGCCCAGGCCACCGTTGTAGCCATCGCCCACAATTTGTTGGGGACTGGCCCAAATTACCGTGCGTTCGTCGGCTTTCATTGGTGTGCCTTGCACCAGTCTGTTGTTACGGTCAAAGTAATAACCTGTGGGCGGCACAAATTTGATCAAACTACCAGGTATCACATACTTGAACATTGTAGTAGTGGTATCGCCTACAGGGATAGGTGTACCATCAGGCCATGTGGCACTGGTTGTGGTGTTTCTAAAAAATCCAGTAGTTTCGTTGGCCAACGTGGTGCTCTGATTCCAAGTGTAACCACTCAACCATATGACTCCTGCAGGTTGGGTGGTGGCAGTGATGCGCGGAAAGTTTGCATAATAAAATTGTCGCACTGTGTTGCCGTCAATGTTTGGCTGAATCTGATTGGTTATGATGTCTGCAATTTCGTTGCGATTGGTGTAAGAAAACAGTATAGTGGGCAGAATATTTTGACGCCAGATGCCGCCATCACTACTGAATGTGTTGGTTGAACTGTATTTGCCGGTGTTGTCCACAAGGTCAAGATAACGGCTGGTACCAATTGACGCACGATTCAATGCCTTGCTCTTGATGATTGAGTTGTATTGTGTGTATGGGAACAGATTGTAATCTTCCCCGTTGACCATGCGGTTTTGTGTGTAGTATCTTGCAGGAGCACGTTGTTTGATTTCACCAATAGGCTCACGTGCCTGGCTGTTGCTCACAGGACGTGTGATACCGCAGGTAAATGTAATAGTTTGCAGGTTGCCGTTGCGGTCAGTGTAACTGATGGGCAACACCACATTTTGCATTTCTTCAGGATTGATAATGTATTGCAGACCATTGCTGGCGCGGACATAAGCACGGAATATGCCCACAGGAATTTCACTGAACACACCATCACCAAACACCATGGTAATCTGGTCATTGGCTCTACTGGTCACACTGTAGATTGGCTGTAAAATATTGTTGCGTTGTTCAGCCGCTGTGTAAACGTTTTCAACAAACTGCCACTCACGGCTGATGTTACCAATGTTGTCCAGTTGAAACAACCAACGATCGTCATTGTTTACACCTTCAACATTGATGTCCACTGTGCGGTTGGCAATGCGTTCGGCTAAATTAAAATCTTGATTTTGTAAAATGCCTTGTTTGAAAAAGAAAAAGTAACCTGTGTTGGCCGATTGAAACCCCAGTTGATCGTTTCTAAACAGCATGTTAAACACTGTGTTGGGTGTAGGAGCAGGTTCGTACACATAGTCTCGTCCAACCGACGTAGAAGTTGTGGCTTCAAAAGGCATGCTAATGCCATCTACTGTGGCGGTATAAGGAATTACAGGTAAAAATCCCGACACTAAATTGATACCATATTCTGCAGTATCTACACCTAGTATGGTTTGACGGTTGCCTGGGCGCCCTACTTTCTGACTGTCAACAAGACTGGCGTTTATAATAGCAGTGAATTGTTCTTGCCAGTCTGGATTTGTGGGATCAGCCCAATTAATTGTGACATTGCTCAAGTTCACGCCGTTGTAGTCTACAACATTTTCAGTTGTGGTAACGTTGAATACTTTGAGAAATCCTTCAGATGCTGCATTTCGCTTGGCAGTGTAACTCACTAAGTTTGCTAGTCGTACCACCGAATCTCTACGTTCAGCAGTGTCTATGTAGTTTTCACGAGTGTTTAAATCAGTACGGAATGCCAGTGCTTGGCCCATGAACGCCATAACATCCAGCAAGGCAATAAATTCACTGGATTCAATGTAGTCATTGAATGTTTCAGGGTAGTACAAACGCAAATAGTCAATGAAACTTTTACGAAGAGTTTCAAAGTCGTAACTTTGGAAGTCGGCTTCGCGGTAAGTTTGGTAGACTTGTTTCCAATCCTCTACGCCAAATATTGCTGTCTGTCTTGTGGTTGTTGCCATTTTTGTCTCGTCCGTGCTTTATTTATTAATAATAAAAACGGCGTAGTTATACGTAGCTGGCATTACGAGTTTGTTCGTCGAAGAATATGCTGAGAATTTCGGCGTTAGTGGTGTTAATAACCGTGATCTGAAGTTGTATCAGTATGCCATTTTCTTGGGGAAACATCTGTATGTCATTGATTGTGAACCTAGGATCGCCTCCGGCTACACGTTGTACTTCAGCACGTAATTGCTGTGACAGTTGTTCAACTTGATTCTCAAACACAAAATCCCATAGTGCAGTACCATACCCTGGACGGCCTGGTAGTTCGCCTTGGCGAATGCTAAAGGCGTTCAACAAGTCTCGCTGAATCAGATCAAAGTCTGTGAGCGTGAACTTTTTGAATTGATTGATGGTGTTGAAGCCAATAAATGTGGTCATGACAATATTTATGGCTGTTAGGCGGTGGTGCGTTGCGCAATGATTTCTCGGAGTTTTTCAATAGTTGCTTCTATGCGTTTTCGAATACCAACCAGTCTTGCAACGTCTTTTTCAATTTCTGCTGTGATGCTATACAACGGATCAATTTTGCCAAGTTGTTCAGATATGCGGCGGTATTCTAAATACTTACTGTCTAACAGCAGTAATTCTCCTAACACGTCTTCCAATATTTTAACACCTTCGGCTGCGTTTGATGGCCCAACAGTTTTTCTAATTTCAACCAGTTGCAATTCTATTCTGTTGAGTTCTTTGCTGGCCTCTTGTAATTTCTTAACCAACGCCAATGATTCGTTCTGTGCATTGATTTGGTCTC